CGGCGTCCTGCTCCTTGCCCACGTGCTTCCAGGGATCGTCGATGAAGTCGAAGAACGTGCCGCGAATGCCGATCGTGCTCATGACGATGCTTTTCCGTTTGGGTCGGTGAAGAGCAGGAAAACAAGATCACTAGGCGGCAGCACCGCGAAGGCGGGCGCGAAAAGACGGGTATTAATGCCCCGCAACGTCCCTAGATTCCGTTAAGCGGGGCGAGAAGGTTGGGGGCCATACAAAGGCGCTGCGAACGGCACGTGGACGTTTCGGGCCCTGGCTCAAAGGTCCGGCACCCGGCTTAGATTGTCGAAGGGCTTCAATGGCTAAAGCGCGCTTGCAAGCCGCGGCGGGGATTGGCTATGGTCCGCGCCGATGCGGGCGTAGTTCAATGGTAGAACGGCAGCTTCCCAAGCGGGAGCGAAGCACCTGAGACGCCATCTCATGGCGCCTCATAGTTCTCCCTAAGTGCCCGGGAACAAAGCGCTTTTCACGATATAATTGGTTCCAGAATGTTCACGGCTTCTCGTGGTCGCTCGCCGCTACGCGAGTGATTTGAGAGCCAAAATGGAGCCAAAAAATGCCAGTCGTGCACATGACGGATATTGTCGTGTCGCGGCTGAAAGAGCCCGGCACGTACTTTGACAAGCACACTCCCGCGTTCGGAATTCGCGTCGGGAAAAACCGAAAGACATGGATCGTCGTCCGAGGTCGTGAGCGTAAGCGCACGCGCATCGGACACTATCCAACTGTCTCCCTCGCCGAAGCTCGCAAGAAGGCGCTCGTCCTTCTTGGGACGCCGCTTTCTGCGGAACAGCCGCCGGCACCGAAATTCTCAGAGGCCGTCGCGCAGTTCTACGCCGTTCACCTGCCAACGCTGAAACCCAAGACGCAGTACCAGCTCAGGCGGGTGCTCGATCGACACTTCGGGCCGAAGTTCAAGCACAAGAGGCTGGACGAAATCAGCCACGGGGAGATCAGCGAGATAACCGACAACCTCGCTCGCAGTGCACCAAGTGAAGCGTGGCACGCGTTCAAGGACGCTCGCACCTTCTTCCGTTGGTGTGTGCCTCGGTACATCAAGCATTCACCGATGGAGGGATTGCGCTCCCCTACAAAATACGTCCCCCGCAAGCGAGTTCTCTCGAATGCGGAGGTCGGAGAGGTCTGGCGAGCTGCCGAGAAGGTCGGCTACCCGTTCGGCACTGCCATTCAGCTCTCGCTCCTATGGGGCACGCGATGGGGTGAAACCATCTCGTGCCGCCGCGCCTACATCGACGAGAAGGAGCAGACGATAACGCTCCCGGAGACGAAGAACGGCACCGAGCATTGCTTCCCCTTCAATGGCATGACCGCCGAGATACTGAGGGGCATACCTCGCTTCAATTCCACTGACCTACTCTTTCCTGGTCGCGACATGCGCAATCCGTGGAACGGGTCGGGTAAGGCCAAGTGGGAATTCAAGGAGGTCTGTAAGATCGCTCCGTGGCAGCTCTTGGATCTGCGCCGAACGTTCGCCACTAAGCTCGCCGAGCTGAAGGTGCCGCCGCATATTGTGGAACGGCTCCTCAATCACAAGCTCGGCACGCTCAAAGCGGCCGGGGTCATTACCGCCGTCGCCGACGTGTACAACCGTGCCCTCTACATGGAGGAGATGCGGGAGGCCGTCGGAAAGTGGGAAGGCCAGCTCCAAATTCTTCTAGCCCGCTGAAAATGCGGGCTTTTTCTTTCCGTGAGGAGCTATGGCTACCCACGCGAATCTTGCGGCCCAGACCAGAGTCCCCATAGAATTTCAGTGCGGTCCATAGGGCCGCCTACCGGTGGTTACCGGGCGTTGCGCAGCGCTCCAATTCTGGAGCAAACGCAATGTCTAAGCCACTGATAGTGGACTGGAAGGGGCTTAAGAGGATGGGCTGGCCTTACTCGCGGGCTCAGACCTGGCGCTTGATGAGTGCCACGATAACAGTGACGGAGCGCGTGAAAGGGCAGAAGAGACGGGTGGCCCGAGAGATCGAGAACCCTGACCGCTTCCCTCAGTGCTTCAAGCTGACCGTGCACACGAACGGGCATCCAGTTTGGCGCGTGGTTGATGTCTTGGCTTTCTTCGAGGCCCACGGTCTTCGCGTCAGCGAAGATTGGTTCGCTTCCGAATAAGGGAGCGGGGGCGGTCCGGTGTGCACAACCGGGCCGCCCCTTTAAACCGGGGGGGCGTCATGCGAGTCACGATCACGACCGAACCGCGCACGAGGCAGAAGCAAGTCACTGGCCTCTTCAAAAAGCTTCTCTCAAAGCCAGAGGAGATCACGGAGTACTACGTGAGCACGGCCATCATTCTCTCGGAAGAAGAAACGGAGCTTCTGAAGCACGGCAATATCAGCGACCTTACACTTCATGACATGCCTTACTACCGGCCGCATGACGAATTCATGGCATATGCGCATAAGCACGGTTACGAGATGGCGAGGCTCACCAAACAAACAGACGGCCTTCTCATCACCGTTGGCTCTCTCCTCAAGTATGACCCGTACGAAGTCCGGTTTCCCGACATCGTTCAGGCAAAGAAATTTGAGGAAGTAATGCGCGACCGGATTTTGCCGACGCTCAAAAGGCTGCTTGAGCGCGCGGGCAGCGCGGGCGGCACGAGTGAGACCTTCGAGCTGTGAGCCAGGAGCTTTACGAGGAGGCGCTGGCGACCGTCCGTAAGCTGCCGGACCTCGAAGGATTCCTTTCGATCGTAACCAAAGAATTCATTGATCGGAAAGAGCGCTTTCTGCCGAGGGTTCCGAATCCGAACATCACTTACGCGCTCCTCAAGGCTGCTGACGACATTTACGAGCACGAGATCGACATACCGGCACCGCCGCCAGCGTCCAGTAGCAAGATCGACCAAGCCCGTTACCGTGACGCCATACGCGCGAAGATCAAGACGCTCTCCGACCCCAATTTCGTAAACGTCGCGTCCACTGCGCTCGCAGACATGATGTCGAACTTCTGTCTCTTCCTTCCCCCAATGGCTTATTCGGAGGAGGAGCAGGCACCCGACATGGTCTCGCTCGCAAGCGTCATGCCGCAGCTTGCGAAGGGCGCACTTGGTCTGATCACTCCGTTTCAAAGAAAGGTAGTCGAAGATGTAGGTGTGTTTGCCGACCTCCGCCGACAGCTTGAAAGGAACATGTGCCGAGCATCGGGCGTCCCATACCCGAACACGCGCTACCAGTTACTCACCTATCCGCAAGACGCAAAAGTCTTCGACCCGCACGACTATTTTCGCGATACGCCTATGCTGCCCGTGTTCGATGTATCCGTGCCGCTCAACATACCCGAGCGCACGCGGATGGAGCACACGGTCATCGTCGCTGGCGCGGGCTGGGGGAAAACGCAGCTCCTTCAATCGCTCATTGCGCGGGACTTGGATAAAGATGATCCTCCATGCCTTATTGTAGTTGATAGCACTGGAGCCATTATCGAGCGTGTACAGCGGCTTGCGATTTTCGAGAAGAAGTTGCGCGACCGCATCCTTATCGTAGACCCGGCACAGTCCCCGTCGCTCAATATGTTCGATGTGAGTACTGCGCGTTTCGAGGCGTACACCGAAGAACAAAGAGAAGACGTGCAAACAGAAATCGTCGGCCTATTCAATTACATATTCGCCTCGGAATCCTACGACCTCACGGCGCACATGGGACTCGCATTCACTTACGCGGTCCGCCTCATGCTCTCCCGCCAATGCTCGACGATCACTGATTTGCGGCAACTTCTCGAAGAGCCCGCACCAAAAACGCCTGGCTTCGCACACAGCGCATTTAAGGCCGACATCGAGCGTCTGGACAAGGATACGCAAGAGTTCTTCGCGCAACATTTCTTTTCTGCGGCCCTAGTCGGAGCACGCGGGGCAATTGCAAGACGGTTACATAGTCTCGTCGCGGTACCGGCGTTTCGCCGCATGTTCACCGCGTCGGCGAATACCCTTGACCTTTTTGCAGAGATGCAGAAGGGGACAATCATCCTAGTGAATACCAATCAGCAGCTCCTCAAGGATGATGCGATGGTGCTCTTCGGCCGTTTCGTTATAGCAAAAGCTCTATCGGCTGCGCTTGAGCGATCAGTCATCCCAGTAGAAGAACGCCGTCCCGCCTACCTCATCATCGATGAGGCCGCGCCGTATTTTGATAAGACATTCGAGAGCCTGCTTACACGCGTCCGGCAATTCAAGCTTGGGGTCGTGATCGCTTTTCAGCATTTGGAGCAGGCGACCGAAAAGCTACGCTCAGCGATTGCTTCGAGCACGAGCATAAAATATGCAGGCGGCGTCGGCTTTTCGGACAGACGATGGCTTGCCCACGAAATGGAGTGCGCGGCAGATTTCATTGGAGCGCAGAGAAAGGACGGAGCACAGCCACCTAAGTGGACGAAATTTGCGGTCTACGTCCGAAACTACACCCAATCAGCTCTCAGTCTTACCATTCCTTTCTACACGCTCGAGAAAATGCCGGTCATGAGCGACGAAGCCCATGCTGCTATCCTCGAAGCGAATAAGCGGCGCGTGGCCGCTATCGCGGCACCAACACCGAAGCCAGCAGAGCCGGTCTCTGAGGCAGCGCTAAAGTCTGCCGAGCCGGAAGCCGCTCCTGAGCCGAAGCCCAATCCCCACGGCGATCATGGTGAGGCAGGCTACTACTGATACAATTGTCATATCGTCGCGCCGCATAGCTGTTCCCTGCGGCCGTAGACGCTCTCCGGCGCGTCGGTTACGCGCGAGGTATGACAACCACAAAGGACAAAGAGAAGAAGACACGGCGGTCCCGGTTCTCGACCGAGCCATTCATCGGGAAGGACGGCAAGCCGGTTGTCGTATATTCGCGAGACCTCACTGACCTCGACATCGCTATGTTTTCGGTACTCGTTACCGACCGTGTTCAGAGCGCCGCCTACATCGCGGCAAGGGTCGGCAGCACAGAAAAGTGGGTCCGCGACCGCTTCAACATACTGAAGCGTGAACCGAACCTTTACGTCCGCGTGACCCCCGAGCAGGTCAACAATCCGAAGAACCACCTCACCTCGAAATTGTACTTCGAGCTGTGCCCCGCCGGCATCGCGGCCCTGAAAGAGCGCGGCACCGAAGTTCCGCGCCGTTACCCCGTCCGCAGGCTCAAGCACCAGGTCATGACCGACGAGATCATGGCGTCCTGGCGCATTGGTTTTGAAAAGCACAAAGAGCTTACACCTCTATGGTGGCCGCAAATCCTCGCAAGCGAGAAGACCCCAAAGGCAACACGGGGGGAGAAAGCGCCGCACCGCGTCCCTGTCACCTACTATTTCCGGGACAAGCGCATCACCGACGCCGAGTACGTGCCGGACGCGCAGCCCTTCGGCATCCTCCGCCCCGACCGGCGCGGCTATTTCTTTCTCGGTATCGAGGCAGACTGCGACAGTGAAAGCCTCCGCTCAGACAACAACGCCGCGGCGACTATCGAGCGGAAGGTGTCGCAGCAGATCGCCATCATTGAACAGGAAATTTACCGGACGCGGTACGGCTTCCCCAATGTATTCTTTCCGTACTATGCGCCGACCGAAGAGCGCCTAACGTCCATCATGGACGTGATATCGGAACTTACGGAACATAAGCCATCGCTCCGTAAGAGCTTTGTCTTCGCCGTGCACCCTACCTTCACGAGCTTCAGCTACGAGAAAAACGAGCCCACAGGCTGGGCGCTCACCCGCGACTACCGCCGCATCGGGTACGATCCGATCAATTTCAGCAAATAAAAAGCCCGCTTGTGAGCGGGCAAGTTGGGGGGAGGAACAGTTACTCGTCGGCAGGCGGATCGGGCTCCTGGCCGTTCGGCAGAGGCACGATCAGCGTGAAGCGGCCGTCCCAGTTCAACGGCATTGTGTTGATCTGGATGGACAGCCCGTCCTCACCAGACCGGAAAGGCCACGCCGCGCCGATTGTCTGCCAGCCTTGGCCGACCTTAGCGCGAGCGACGTACTTGGGCATCCGCTTCTCGCGCGATGCGTTCCGCGCGGGGCGCGCGGCAGTCTGAGCCATACTCATATGGTCTCGCTTTCTCCCGCATGTATGAAAATGAACAGATGTTCGAGTGCGGGGTAGCGGGGGCAGGATTCGAACCTGCGACACTTTCGGTTATGAGCCGAACACGTGAGCCACCTCGTCTCCCCGCAACCCCACACTCGAAGCTCTCCACACATCCTACCAGACCGCCTCCATCGTCATGAGACAATTGGGGATAGAGAAAGGAGGTGTGTCATGTCCCGATCGCCTGTGGACTTTAAGGCTCTCAAAGAGGTCAGCTTCGAGCAGACCATTGCGTTCCTCTCCGAATTGAAGCTGCACAAGCGGGAAGGCGAACAGCTTCGCTTTCCGTGTCCCGCGTGCGGCGGCGAGAACAAGCGTGCGCTGAGCATTCATCCCGCACAGGGCTTTCACTGCTTCGCGTCCGGCAAGAAGGGAAGCGATGCCGTGGCCCTCGTAGCGCACGTCCGGCGCATGTCGCAGTACGACGCAGGCCGCTTGCTGCAAGACCATTTCCTCGGCCGCGAGGTCGAAGAACGAGCCCCCAGCGCCGCCTCCTCGGCGTTGGACGGCCGCAGGGAGCCGTTGCAGGCACCGCTCGATTACCTGGTGCACGAGCATCCGGTAGCCGACCTGCTCGGTCTCTCTGCGGCCACCCTCGAAGCTCTCGGGGGAGGCTTTGCACCGAAAGGTACGATGGCGGGCCGTCTGCTCATTCCTCTGCGGATGGATGACGGTAGGCTCGTCGGATACCTCGGGATCGCGACGAAGGAAGAGCAGCAGCCGCTATTGCGGTTTCCCGACAACCTCGAAGAGCGATGCACCGCGCAGCCGAAAGTGGAGGTGGAAGAAAAGCCGCAGCCCGATCAGCTCCGCAAGCTCTTTCGTGTCGTCTAAAGGAGCCTACTTGCTCCGCCCCTGCATAAAGCGGGGGTTTTCTTTTGCTCTGCACCGCTCCTCATAGCTCCTCGCGGCGAATCTCAACAAGCGCGAACGCGCATGGGAAAAGCTCCTCGTCAACGAGAGGAGCTACCGATGCTCAAGTACATCATGACGGGGGCGGCCTTCGGTCTGATCTTGGCCGTAGTCCTCCACACATGGCCGAAGCCTGCCGACGATTATTCTTTCGACGGTTACGACAACGCCATCTACGGCGGCGACATCGCCTACAAGCAATGACGCCGGAGGAGACCATAGCGAGGAACGAGGCGCTACGTACCCGCTTTAGCGGCGGCGTCGTAGCGCTCTCTCCTTCTGTCCTCGATCTACCCGACTGGTTTCGCGGGAGAGTGCTCTATCGCCTCACGCTTCCGCACAAGTTCATAACGCCAGACCAGTCGCGCGGCTGCTTTGTCTTCGGGGGTTGGTGTTTCTATTGGCAGATTGACGAGCAGCAAGAGCTGACGCTTTCCCTCTACATGGCGGAGGATTTGTAATGGGCCTCTCTCTTCGTAAGTACTGCTTCGTCTGCCCCAAGGGTCACAAATGGATCCACGAGACATACGGCGGGCCGCTCAACTGGTCGCGCTGTCCACACTGCGGTCTCCTTGGCGTCGTCTGCCATGCTTTCTAGCGCGGTAGAATCGAGTGCGGCCTTGTAGAAGTTCGCACGCGCGACGCCCACTAAACTGGACGCGCTCGCGTCCGAATCAAACCGCTGTCAGAAATCCCGCTCTCTATCCTCAGCCCGCCGCGTGCGGGCTTTTTCTTTGGTACAATGAGACGAAGCTCTTTGACAGGTGGGAGTTAAGTAAACGTCACGTCATGTCAAAAGAAACAGTCGAGGTGAACCATTATTGGCATTTAGAGCACGATGTCTCCTTCTCGTTCAATCGCCTGAAGGCAAAGCTCTACAACCTCATAGAAGCGTCAATCAACGACCGCGAACAGTCACAAGCGGTCAAAGGTCTTATCCGCGGGTTCGCTAATGATGAGTACGTGCGCTGCATCGAAAGCATGCGGCACACTGCAAGGATGGCGGAATTCATTGAAAAGGAAGCGTTCGAAGACATTCCCCCGATGACTGCCGAGCCTCTTGAGAGTTCTCATCTCTAATTAACAAACACGCTCCCACCTGTCAGCGAGCTTATCCACCCGGCCCGAAAGGGCGCTCTCTACGCATGAGACAATGAACCTCAGACAACAAGGAGGGTCTGATGCATGTGGAAGCGTGTCAGCGAAAGACGCTACTTCGAAATGCTCGAGGTTTTGCCGCCCGCCGTGTGGCTTTCTTACGGCTTCCTGGTCGGCGAGCCGCACGATCACCGCGTCTGCAAAATCACCGGACGCACCGCGCCAAGCTTCGCCGCTTTCGTAAAGCTCGGCGACGAGTTCTTCGAGGGCCCGACGATGACTGCGGAAGAATTTCGTCGGTTGGAGCTAAAGACGGTGACGGGAGGTGGCAATGCTTGACCGCACCCGCAACGTCATCCAGCTCTCAACCTGGGCCTTAGAGAGGCGGGGCCGGTATTGGTACATCACCAAACCGCAGTTCTTTCAGGAGGGCGCCAGGGAGAAGGGGCCCTACAGCAGCATCACGTCGGCGGTCCTGACGATTGCCCGCGAGCACATCAAGGAAGCTACGAACTACCGTCGCTCGCCGAGTTAACCGCTCCCCGATGCCTCTTCGCAGCGGAGCGAGGCGGGGAGTTGCGGCCTGAGGGAATCCGACAGTGGCATAGTATCGCCGGATGGTGTCCCATAGCGACAAGACCCCGCCTTTATGGCGGGGTTTTCTTAGTCGTCTTCAATCCGAATGCCGTGCTTAAAGACGCCCTCTAGCGCGACCGAGACGACGAGTTGCTGATCCTCAAGGGGGAGCAACGGCAGAAGGTCTCTTACGGCGTACATAATCGCTTCGAGTCCCTTCGCCGCATAGCCTTTGCGAGCAAGCTCGACGAAAAGCCGCGCGCCTTCGGTCCCGCCAGCTCTCAAGCGTCTCTCAACATCATTCCATTGCTTCTCATGCGTATTCGTTTGTGCTCGTTCGTCGAGGGCTTTCATATATGCGTCAAGTAGTTGCGCCTTGAAGTCAGTCATCTCGTTCCCCGCTTCTATCCCCCATTCGACGCCGAGAGTATGCACGAGCGCGTGGTACACTGTCAGCAGCCGTCTCATTGCGCCTGATCGGGTCCAACCCTCGGCGGGCTTGAGTATGTGGCCGCAAGGCCGCAGTGCGCCGCAGTCAGTTGAGGTCGAATACAATTGGCTTCCGGCGCAATGGGACGGAGCTATTCCGCCCGGAACGTAAGTTCAGGGCTTCATTGTGCCGTCTGACGCTCTTGCGTCGGGCGGAATGGCATGAGGTATGAAACGCAGTGGATACATTCAGCGAAAGACCGGCCTACAGCGCCGCACTAAAATACGGGCGGCGAGCACTAGCGACAGCGCCGTCCTAAAGGAGCAGATACAGGCGCTCGTCCGTGCAATCGTCATTATCCGAGACGGCGGCTGCATTCTGCGTGCCTACGCCGACCGCTACCGCGACTTTCCCCAGTGCAACGGCTACACGAAGTCCGACGAACTCATCCTACAGGCCGACCACCTCGTCACCCGGGCCAACAGCGCGACCTATGCGGACATCCGCCTTATCGTTTGCCTTTGCAAAGGCCACCACGCATGGAAATCGAAGGGCGGGAACGCTCGCAAATCCGAGTACGATCAGATCGTGAAGGCGCTGATCGAACCGGAGCGCGTCGCCCTATGGGAGGCTTGTGAGAAAGAGAGTTGGCGCGCGCATCGCACGTACACATCCGACTGGCAGAAAGAGGTGGCGTTCCTGAAGACGAAGCTCCGAGCACTGGACGCCTCGCATCCGCTTGCGGCATGAACTTCCCCTATCAAAAGGGCTTCCGCCTTCAAACGCTGTACGAGTGGATCAATCTCGCGAAGCCGCCGAGCATTGGCATGACCGACAGTCAGTACTCTTGGTACGCGCTTCTCATGGGGCAAAACAAACGCGACGTGAACGGCGTGCCTATCCACTTCGTCGATGGCCCGAAAGCGTAACCTGTGGTATCCTGAAAGCCTATGAGAACCACAATGATTACGCTGCTTGCAGCGACTCTCTTACTAGCTCCCGGATTTGCCAGCGCCTCATTTAGCGATTCCAGCGCGCAGGCCCGCTCCCAAGTCAACAGCCTCTCTCAGCAGCAGCTCGACAGCCTCAATACACGCGTCTTCACGGACGCCTTCATAGCGGCGAAGATCGTCGGCTTCGATAGAAGCGAGATCGACCAGCTCAAGGCAGACGTGCGTGCTCTTAAGGACGAAAACGCGCAGCTCAAGGCGCAGCTTTCTTCACGTCCGGTATCGGTCGGCTACGCGCCGGCGGACACTCAGGGCGACCGCATCGCAGCTCTTGAGGCAAAGTTCGACGCTCTACAGGGAACGCTCGGGCAGGTCGTGACGATGCTGACATTCTTGCTCACCAAGCTCCAGTAAGTATGCAGGTTGGTGGTCGCCGCGTCTCGAAAGAGCGCACCAAGCAGAACATCATCGCTGCACTCCCTCCGGGCTGGAAGCTCCTTCGCATCAATTGGAAGAAGGGCATCAAGATACACGTGACCGATCCGCACGGTCGCAAGCATGTGATTACCAAATCATTCTGACGTTTTATGTCCCAAACCAAGCCCCGCATCGTGGTCATGGGCGAAGAGGTGCCTTACGACGAATTTCCCGGCAACGGAGCCACTGAGCTTGCCGACCATTTTCGTCCAGTGAAGCTCTCGCCTCTGGCAATAGATCAAGCATCCAAGCTCGTTCCGCCCGAAGCGTACAAACCCATCGGGCTCTACACCTGGCTCTCGAAGCGCGCCGATCACGTATGGAAGCAACTCAGCACGGACCAGATGGAAGGGAAGCTTGGTATCATGCGATATGTGTACGAGTTCGACGGCGAAGGACCGGTGCTGAAGACGGTGCACCTGTCTATGCATCCGCCAAAAGCCGGGCGTCACGCGTGATACCATTAAGCCAATGGCCAAGAAGAAGCCGCCTCAGAAGGAGAAGGAAGAGCAGGAGCTGAACGCAAAGCGCGAGCTGTTCTGCCGCTGCTACACTCAGAACTCAGAGTTGTTCGGCAACGCCACGCTCTCCTACGCTGAGGCATTCGACTACAAGCTCGACGAGCTTTCCCACGATGCAGTCTACGTGGACGAATTGGACCCGGATACCGGCGAGATGATTAAGCGGCTTGTAGAGGACAGCCCCCACGACAAGGCGTATCACGTGTGCTCTGTGCAATCGTCAAAGTTGCTGAGAAATGCTGAGATTCAAAAGCGCATCCGGCAGCTATTGAACGAACTTCTCAAAGACGACGTGGTGGATAGCGAGCTGGCGAAGCTTATTCAGCAAGACCGCGACCTCCCGACCAAGATTCGGAGCATTGGCGAGTACAATAAGCTTCGGGGGCGTATCACCGACAAGTCGAAGATCACCATAAGTCAGAGCTTTGGCATGGACGATCTACGCGCCGCTCTCTCCGTGCTTCCGCAGGAGAGGCAAGACCACGTGTATGCAATCATTACAAACGCCCTCGCAGACGCCGACTCCATACGAGGCGGCACGGCGAATACGGGCGGCGATACTCAGCAGTCCTGAGGACATCCGGCGGCGCTTCGGCACAAAGCCGATCACCTTCCTCAAGCTCATCGACCCATCGATGCGCTTCCCGAAGAAGCTTCGGGTCATCTTCGCGTGCCTCTGGCTACAGCAGGACCTCAAAGGCAACCCCGCCACACGCTTCATCATCAAGGGCCCGCGCGGCGGCGGGAAGTCCGTCATGCTCGGAGCGCTTGGCTTCGTGAAGTGGTATTTGCAGCTCCGGAGTATTGTGGACATGGGCGGTTCGCTTCAGCAGGCGGAGGGCGTCTACAAGTATTTCTCCGACCACATTTACGCTCAGACCAGCATTCTCGACTCGCTTCCGGACGAGCCGACGATGCACTACACGGAGACCGACCAAAAGAACTACTTCAAGGCAGTAGCAGCATCATCAAAGCAGGTGCGCGGCCCGCACCCTGACAACCTGTTCATCGACGAGGCGTGCGAAGCGAAGGACGAGATCATTCTTTCAGCATTGCCGATGGTGAACACCTCGCCTCACCAGCTCGTCGTCCTCACCTCAACCTTCCACAAAATATTCGGCCTCTTTCAGGAGACATGGGACCGGGCAGAACAACTTGGCTACGTCCGCATGTCATGGGACATGTTCGACGTATGCCGTCAATTCGAGCCGGCAATTTGGGACGACCCGAAGCTTAATCGCGAGATACCGGACTTTCAGCAACTCAAGAAACGTGCCGCCGGTAGAGCCGGCGACCCGGAAGGCTGGGTACCGATAGCAAACATTATCCAGGCATGGCGTGAGAAGTCGTCTATTGATTGGTTCGACGTTGAATACATGGGCCTGCGGCCGAGCGCCGCCGGCATGGTCAATGACCCGGAAGACGTGGACGCCTGCGTCATCGACGATCTGACGGGATATGAATGGAAGGAGGGTGCCGAAGTGGCGGGCGGGCTGGACTGGGGCTTTTCCGGCATGACCGCGTGGACGCCGCTCATGGCACACAAGGATCAGCAGAAGGTGCAGCTTGAGAGCCGCATCTACACACAGGTCCGGTCCGCACTCATCATCGAGGACATTGTGGCCGATGTGCTCAAGTATCGCATCAAGAACATCTACGCGGACGGCTCTCACCCGTTCGAGAACGCTGACTTGCGCTCAGAGATCAGTAAGGCGCTACGGGAGCTTCCGGAGGAGCAACACTTTCGGTGCACTGTTCATGAGATACCGTTCGGCCGTCCTGTCGAGCACATCGGAGCAGACGGCAAAAAGGACAAGACGCGGCGCGTCGGTACCGAGAAGGAAGAAATGCTTGGCAATTACCGGGCGCACTGGCAGCGCCGCCTCATGCGCGTTCCGCGCAAGTTCCAAGTCGCCATTTGGCAGCACAAGCGCTACCGCTATCAGGAAGGCAGCGACAAGCCGGTCAAAGAGGACGACCACATTCCGGACAGCACGATGCTCGCGCTTCGCCGCTGGCCACTCGGCAAGGTCGCGCAGAAACTTCCGCCGGAAGAACCGAAGGAGCGGCGCGCGTCCACAGTCACGGAGGGCCTGATGGATATGACCTTCTAGCGAGGTGGTATTATTCACGCATATGGCCAAAAAGGTCGCCTCCAAGAAGCGCCCGTCCAAGGAAATCAAAAAGGGTCTCGAAGTCGGCGACACCGGCACTCGTATTCTCGATGGCATCATAAGCGAGGAATACAATGCGAAGCTCTCCGACATTAAGGGCATCGCGATCTACGATGAAATGCGCAAGAGCGACGGCACGATCAGCGCCGGGCTCAAGGCCGTCACGCTCCCGATCCGCAGCGCCAACTGGTACATCAAAGCATCCAGTGAAGAAGACGCAGACCGCGAAGTCGCGGATTTCGTAGAAGACGCGCTGTTTGAATATCAGGCGCTCGCATTCCCCGACTTCCTGCGCCAAGTGCTCCTCATGCTGCCGTTCGGCGTCATGGCATTCGAGAAGGTCTTTGCCACCCGCGAGGTGGACGGCCAGACGCGGATAGTCTGGCACAAGCTCTCGCCGCGGCTCCCGAAATCCATTCAGAAATGGGCAATATCCGGCGGCCTTGCGGGTATCACGCAGAACAAATCCGACGGCAAGGTCGTCGAAATCCCGATGGAAAAGCTCATCGTCTTCGTGAACGAGATGGAGGGCGACAACTGGTGGGGCACATCAATACTCCGTCCCGCCTACAAACACTGGTACATCAAGACCAATATCGAGAAGATCGACGCGATCGCGCACGAGAGGCAGGGCATCGGCATCCCCGACATAGTACTCCCCGAGAACGCGACGAAGGAGGACACCGCCAGGGCGCAGGAGATCGCGAAGAACATCCGGGCCAATTCGCAAGCTCATGTCGTCCGTCCAAAAGACTACAGCGTGTCGTTCATGGACATGAAGGCGAGTGGCACGAAAGACCCGTCAAATTCTCTCGCTTACCACGCACGCGAAATCCTCAAGAGTATGCTCGCGCAATTCCTCGAGCTGGGCTCTACCACAGCCGGAGGCACCGGAGGCTCGCGCGCGCTATCCGAGGATCACTCGAAGCTCTTTTTACAGGCTGAGGAAGCCTACGCCCGCTACATTTGCAGCGTCATGAACCCGCATATACGCGAGCTTGTTGACCTCAACTTCGAGAACGTGACCGACTACCCCGTCCTAGACTTCGACGGTATTACGAATGTCGATGTGAAAGCTCTCGCAGAAACATACAGCGGTCTAGTCAATGCCGGCGCCCTCACTCCCCAGGAGGCCGACGAGCCGTACTTCCGCGAGCTTATGGACATGCCGGAGCTAGATGAAACTGGCGTCCGGGAACGCCCCCAGGCGCAGCAGATCGCCATCGACGACGAGACAGACCCCAAGCGAGAGGCCCATGAGCACCCGCGCAGTCTAAAAAAAAACTTCGCAGAGGGCTTTAAGCCATTCCGCAGGCTGACCTTCGCCGAGCAGAAGGTCAATTTCCAGTCGCTACACGACAAGATGAACGAGCTGGAAGGCCAGCTCGACAGCGCTACCCGTGAGCTGCTTAACGACGCGCTTGAGCAGTACATGCAGAAATTCACGAAGGCCGCGCTTGCGGGCGATACCAAGGCCATCAAGGACATCACGCTCAAGGTCCAGGCCGACTACGCCCGCATCCTCAAGAACGCACTCAAGACCTCATTTGAGTACGGAAAGAACAACGCCGCCAAGGAGATAGGGACCGACGCTCCAGCAAATCCGGCCGAAATGATCCGGCAGATCGACATCCAGTCGGCGGCCATCGCCGACCAGCAGATCGCCGAGATCGTAAACGACAGCAAGAACGCCTATGTGGAGGCTCTGAATAAGGGCCAGTCCACCACGGCGGCGCTCGCAGCAGCCGACGCCGCAGCAGCGGCAGCCATAGACCGCCTCGCCAAGGATACGAAGGCCATCCTTGTCTCCGGTTACGTGAACCACGGCCGCGACACGGTATTCGACCGCAACGCCGAGGACATCTACGCTTTGCAGCGCTCCGAGCTTCTGGACATGCGCACGTGCCCCTATTGCGAATCCATCGATGGGCGCATCATCGAAAAGGCCGATCCGTTCGGCCGCAACACCATCTTCCACAGCAATTGCCGTGGAATTTGGGTCGCCATCTTGCAGGACGAGGAGGAGAAACCGAGTATAGACGGCATCCCGCAGTCATTGCGCGACCGCTTCGGGGATGCGGTCAATGACTTGCTTCAGCCGAAGAAGCCGCTCAAACGCCGGAACGGTCGATAGTGAAGATTTCGTCGTTTCCTACGCTCGACAGGAGCGGCCATGTTGAAGGAAATAGCCCGTGCTTACCTTTCGTGCACACACGCAGCACGGATGCAGGGATCGGATCATAAGACGCAATCGACCCGGTATCATCGACGACATAGAGAATAGCGCCGTCTCTCCCAAATCCGGCTAGTTGAGCATCCGTCACACCCCTTAGGCTCCAACTCTCCGGATACGACCAGTCGATACCGAGACGCGGCGGAAGATCGGCCGCTCGGATGCCCATTCGAAATATGTGTCCCGCGTGAGATGACTTCGCATGTCTGCTGCCGAGAGGATTTAAGCAGACGATCCCATCCGAACCCTTGAACGTGCTGACGACGACATCCGGCACTCCACAGCCGGGGTTGCGGGGCTGAAGCCCTTCTCTTCGAATCGTGTCGACACGCTCGAAGGCTGATTCGTGCATGAACCATCCGTAATGATCGGTCACCGTGCGTCTGAAAAGCGCTATTCCTTGAGGCGTCAGTAACTCAAGGCGCAAGTCGTCCGCTGCCATTCTCTCCCCCGTTATCCCCACGTTCGGCCGGATGCGCCGAAGGTGCACGTCATCAGTGCCGTATCATACAAGCATGAGCAAAGAGCGTGATAGCAAAAAGCGAATCGCGTTTCCGATCCAGCTCTTCGGAGAGGGGTCGTCCTTTGCTGAGTTACCGGACGAGATTCACGTTGTCCCGACGGGCAAGTGGCAGCATCCGGTTTACGGCGAGATGGAGATCACATCCGCCCACATCGCGGAGTTCGTAAAGAACTTCAAAGATAAGGTCCGCAAGGACCTTCCCATCACTGCCGGCCACGACAACGGCATGAATGGGGGTGAATTGGAGGCCATCGGTTGGTTCAAGGAACTGATCGATCGCGGCGTTAAGGGTCTCTACGCAGTCGTGGAATGGACACCGGAGGGCCAGCGTCTCCTGTCCGAACGTGCCTTTAAGTACTTCTCACCAGAGTTCTACGAGGAGTACTCCGACCCGGAAACGGGGGAAAGGCGCAACCATGTTCTTGTCGGCGGAGCGCTGACGAACAGGCCGTATTTCAAAGAACTCGATGCGGTAGTCGTGTTCAGCGAGCCGCAGATTATTCATCAATTTTCAGATGATATGGATTTAAAGCAGATCCTTGCGAAGAAGGCGTCCGAACTCAATAACGAGGAGAAGGACTTCCTCCGTAAGCACAAAGAAGAACTCAACGACGAGCAGAAGACGGCGTTCAAGTCGGTTTTCGACGAGGACGGCGGTGGCGGCGCGAGCGGTGAGGAAGAAAGTGATGACGAAGGCGGCGAAGAAGGCGACGAGGGCGGCGGGAGTGCAGGCGGCGATCAGGTCGTCGCTTCGGAAGTAAACGGCAAAAAGGTTTACTCCGTACCGGCAGCCCTATTCGAGACCCTTCAGAAGTCAGCTAACGATGGCGCAAAGGCGTTCGCCGAAGTCGAGAAGATTAAGATCGGTAACGAGGTGGAAAAGCTTGTCTTCTCCGCTTCTAACGCTGATGGTCGCATAAAGCCCGCGCAGAAGAAGGCCGTGATCGACCTCATGCTCACGCTTAGTGAAAAGCAGCGCGACCAGTTCCGCAACATCCTCAACAATCTTCCGAAAGCCGACAAATCGATCTTCACCGAGATCGGTGACGGCGGCGCTCCGGAGCAGACCAAGGAAGCGATCGCGGCGCAGGTCAAGCAGCTCGCAACCGAAAAGGTCAAGGCCTCCGAGGGTGCACTCGCCTACGCGGATGCCGTTCAGCAGGTTTACTCGGAGAAGCCAGAGCTTAAGGCTGCGTACGACGCAGCACTCGAAGCAGAGGCAAAGTAGTTACTCACTCAATTTCCAGCACTTATGTCCACTGAACACATCGGTCAGACGTACTCCCGCGAAGCGGGCGAGTCGATGACCGACAAGCAGCACTACATTGTGCAGCTCAGCGCTGCCGGTCTCGTAGAGGTCGGCGAGGGCGCGACCGACCTTCTGGTCGGCGTTCTCCAGAACACCCCCGCTGCCGGCGAGCAGGCGGTTTACGCGTTCACCGGTGCAGCAAAGGTCAAAGCGGGCGGCACTATCGGAGTCGGAGCGTTTGTAACGTCCGACGGCAACGGTAAGGCCGTGGCGACCACAACCGACGGCGACGTCGTAATCGGCCGCCATCTCGGAACATCCGCAGCGTCGAGCGGCGACCTCATCGAGGTCCAGCTCGGCATTCAGCACCTCTACATCGCGTAGAGCTTAATCGCTTCATCAATTATCGTTTATGTCTACTAACAGGTATCAAGGTGTCGATCCGGTCCTGACCGACATTTCGCTCGGTTACACCAACGAAGCATACATCGCAGACCTTCTGCTTCCGTCGCTTCCCGTGAAGCTCCAGAGCGGCAAGCACTTCGTCTACGACAAGGGGAAGTTCCGCGCGGAGGAAGCGCGACGTGGCTCCGGTGCTCGCTCGAAGGAAGTTACGCACAGCATCACGACTGGGCTGACGTACTTCTGCGAAGACCATGCACTTAAGGAGTTCGTCGCTAACGAGGACGTAGAAAACGCTCCCGTAGGCGTCGATCCGTACTCGGATGCGACGGAAAACGTCACCGAAAAGCTGATGGTCGATAAGGAGGTGGAGGCGGCAACGCTTCTGACCGACAACTCGGTCATAACGCAGTATTCGGCACTTTCAGGCACGAGCCAGTGGAACGACAGCAACTCAGATCCGATCACGGCTATCCGCGCCGCTGCCCAGACCGTGCACAGTGCGGTCATGCAGAAGCCGAACACGCTCATGCTCGGCAAGCAGGTGCGCGACAAGCTCCTCGATCACCCGGCGATCATCGAGCGCATCAAATACTCGCAGCTCGGCACGGCGACGGACGAGCTTCTTGCTCGCCTCTTCGACGTTGACCGCGTCATCGTCGGCGCGGCCGAAAAGAATGGCTCCGTCGAAGGCCAGGCCGATTCTATGTCCTACATCTGGGGCAAGAACGCTCTCCTCGCGTACATCAATCCGCGCAGGGGCCAGAAGATGGTCACGCTCGGCGTCACGTACCAGTGGAAGAGCCGCACCGTCGAACGCCTCAACGGCACCGACGAGCGCGACCGCCGCGGTCAATTCGTCCGCGTCGGCGACGACTACCGCGATGCAGAATTGGTATCCGCTGAGTGCGCCTACCTGTTCCAGACCGCAGTTGCTTAATCACTCGCGCATTGGCCCGGTCTCCCGGCCGGGCCTTTGCGCCTAAGCACATCCATTATGGAAATAATCAGAAAAGACGTTCCCATCCAGGCGCAGGATTTCTATATCGAAAACCAAGCCGGGCAGACGAACGTCAAGAGAATCGGCACTACGGTGCCTAAAGTCGCCGTGGCGACCTACGACGTGTCCGGCGGCGACAGCGGCGCGACAGCGGCGCATGGTCTCGGGGTGTATATCCCGGATAACGCGGTCATCACCCGCGTTCTCGTGGATGTCGTAACGACCTTCACAGACGGTGACACGGATGCTGCCACGATCGCTCTGCACGTTCAGAGCGCCAATGACATCGTATCCGCAATAGCTATTTCGGACTCTTCGAACGTCTGGGATGCAGGCATTCATGGCTCCAAGATCGGGTTCCCGAACTTCGGCGCTGATGCGGCGCACGACTCAGCGTTGGAGGTAGCGGCGCTCTTTGCGGGCTCTATGCTCAAGACGACGGCGGTACGTGAGATCACGGCCACTGTCGCTACGGCGGCGCTCACCGCTGGAAAAATGAACGTGTACGTCGAGTATCTTATAAGCGATTAAACCCGCACGTATGGAATACCAAGTAATCGGAAACATCACGCATAGCGGCAAATCCTACACGGAGGGCGACACGCTTGATCTGCCCGAAGCCGCAGCCGCGCCGCTTATAGCGGCAGGGGTCCTTGAGGATCCAAACGCCGAGCCTGAGGTCAAGGAGGAAAAGCGAGGGCCTAAGGTCAAGAAGGAGAAGAAGAGCACCACCGCGCCCGAAGTAGGCGGGGAGAGGGTCGAAACCGGCGAGCCTTCCTTGGATGGGCCTGAAAGCCCCGAGAAGACGGTCGCTGAGGACGTTACTCCGGTCACGACCGACACCGCGCCGGAAGATCAGAAAGACCCGTCCGCGGGCCTCTAGCGTATGTACTCTCGAGTATTCACGCTCAGAGCATCCGCAGCCCAAGCAGCGGCCGGGACAGTCACCGGAACCGCAGTCGAACTCGGTCGCGCGTACCGAGAGGCTGTCTGTCAGCTCAAAGTGACGGCTGCCGGTACAGACGTTGGCGACACCCTCGACGTCTATATCGACACGTCGTTCGATGGCGGTACCACATTCGTCAACATCGGCCACTTCACGCAAGTGCTCGGCAACGGCGGCGCGAAGACGTTTGTCATGGCGTTCTGCAATGACAATCCGGGCACGTCCGCAGTCGTGGATGTATCGAGCAATGCGAACGCAGGCGCGACGCGGCAGATCGGTTTTGGCTCGCAGCTCCGCTATCGCGGCGTGATGGTGGACGGAGACGCCAACGGCTCATTCACCTACGAGGTCAAAGCATTCGTCAAATAGGCTTAGCAGCTAACGCAAAGGAGATATGGCAGATGTAATCTACAACAGCTTCAAAAAGAAGATCATGGACGGGTCGATAGACCTCGACACCGACACCATCAAGGTCGCCCTGGTCACCAGCTCGTACACGCCCGATCAGGACACGCACGATTTCTTCGACGATGTTACGAATGAAGTCTCAGGAACCGGCTACACGGCAGGCGGCGCAACGCTCGCATCGGTCACCGTTACAGCGGACAACACCGACAACGAAGGCGTGTTCGACGCCGCCGACGTTACGTGGTCAAGCTCGACAATCACCGCACGAGGTGCAGTGATCTACAAGAGCACCGGCACCGCGAGCACGTCGCCGCTCATCGCATACATCGACTTCGGCGCTGATAAATCGTCGTCGAACGGCAACTTCACGATCCAGTGGAATTCCGAGGGCATCTTGAACCTCAACTAAGGTCTTGCTTCGGCCACTCTCTCGGAGGGTGTCCGGGCCCAAAACCTTATGGACTTTCACGACCTCACATTCCTGCTAGAGCGGCTACCCCAAGGCAAGAGAATCGTTAAGGCGATACCGGCTCCTACGGGTGGAAAGGGCGGCATCAATCCGCATATATCTCGTTTCATTCTCAATACCGGAGAGACGGTCGATGTTTTCCACGTAAAACCGATCTATTACGCACACGTCGAAGGCGACTGGCGTCCTATGTCCGAGGTCGCCTCACACTATGGCAATCATAGTATTGTCCTAAAGGAGGACTGGGCTCAAAAGGTAGAGTTGGCCTACCTCGCATGGCTCATTAAGCGCATGGAGCTTGTGGGAGGGACTGTATCGATTCCGTCGCCGTTCTCCGCCCCAATCCCACTCTCTGAGACTGCCCGACCCGGCTACGCTCAAATCCACCTTTCTACACTGACGACCTATCCTGATCCCGACCCGGAAACGACAACAGTTGACGGGTTTGTCCTCTATGAGAATGCCTCATGGAGCACATGCCGTTCTGCCGCAACTGGATCGGTAGCTTCGGACTCTTCATCGACGTTCGATCTCCGCGTCAATACAAACTATCGAATCGCTCGGCTTTTCACCCTATTTGACACCTCAGCGCTTACCGCCGCCGCGACGATCTCAGCCGCTGACCTCTCGCTATATAAGACGACAGGAGATGGCCAAGACGATGCCGGCGGGAAGTCCGTCTATGTCATCCAAACCACGCCCGCATCTAATACGGCGCTGACAACCTCCGACTTTGATGACGTTGGCAGCACGTCCGGTGGCAGCAGCGCAGTGAGTTCGGGTTGGATAAATGCGACTACTGGCTATCAAACTGTCTCGCTTAATGCGACTGGCATTGGGTGGATCTCAAAGACGGGCATCACAAAGCTTGGCCTGCGAGGCAGCTACGACTTCGACAACGTAACGCCAGGTAGTCGTCTACATATCAACGACCTCGGCACATCCGAGCAATCCGGTACCACTCAGGACCCGAAGCTTGTCGTAACTTACACGGCCGGTACGAACGTCACGGCCACGCCGTCCGTCCTATCGTTTACCGCATCTCTTCCTGCCGCCACGATCACCGCCGTAAAGAATATAGCGGTCGCGGCGGCCGTGCTTGTAGCGACGTTCAGTTTCGGCGCGGGAACAACGAGCAGTGGTCCGAACTCACCCGGTACGCTGGCGAACGACGCAACGGTCGGAAGCACTGCGTGGACAAACCCGTCCAATGCCGCTGCAAGCGATAATTCATACGCAGTCGCATCCGGCATCGGAGCGTTTTCTACTTATGCAGGGGTGAACGGGACTGGCATTGAGGACGGTCCCATAAAACTTGTAAAAGGCGGCGTTATCGGCGGCGACGACCTCAGCACTCTCGCGAACTATCCGACAAGCGACACGTACCTCTCGTATGGAGGCCCGACCTCTCTCTGGGGCCTCTCATGGACACCAGCCGACATCAACGCATCTAACTTTGGCGTCGCGGTCTCCGCAAGAGAGACAAAGTTCGATGAAACTGTAGCTCAGTATCTCAAGGCAACAAATTTCGGGTTCTCTATCCCGACTACGGCCACGATCAATGGCATCAAAGTCGAAGTTGAACTGAAAGCAGACACCGCACTGCTAGCGGCCCACACAGACGCATATATCGATCATATCCGAATCACAGTCTACTACAGCACCACAGCCGCAACCGTCACGACGACGAGCAATGTAACAAATACCCCGTCATCTCTTTCGTCCGCGTTCTCAATTCAAGCGCCATCCATCGTCACAGACGTCTCTCACTCCGCATCAGTTATTGCGGCCAGTTTCTCCCTCCCGACGGCGACCGCGACGACCGACATCCATGTAACCGTCGAGCCAGAAGCCCTCACAGCCTCATTCAGCACGGCCGCGCCTGACCTCTCATACGACTACGAGCAGGCAGGCTCAGCGCTCGCGGCGACATTCTCAATCCCAGCTCCAACCGTCTCGGCCGACGTGACCCTGGCGCCGTCCGCCCTGACCATATCCCTGTCTTTGCAAGCAGCAACGATAGAGACTTCGACGAACATCACCATCGAGCCGTCTGCGCTTGTTCTCGCCATTTCGACACAGGCTGCGGACCTGGCGCTCGACACTGTATCGACCCCCGCAACACTAGCCGCGTCCTTTTCGAGCGCATCCGTAACGGTAACGGCAGATCGCTCCATAGTCGTGGAAGCATCCCCATTGGAGGCAGCCTTCTCACTACCATCGGCTATCATATCGTACGACTTCGCGGTGGATGTGAGCCCGCTCGCAGCGGCCTTTGCACCGCAACCAGTGACCATTGTGCTCGATGTGAACGTCGATGTGTCGGCAAGCGTGCTGACCGTTACGGCATCATCGCCGGGCCATGCCACCGTCACAGATCAGGTTCTGAGCGCCGCCGTTCTCTCGCTTACGGCATCGATACAAGCCCCGAGCGTTGCATTTGATTTCGCCGTAGACGTGAGTGCAGGGATGGCCAGCTTCACCATTCCGACGCCGACGGTACAGGCTGAGGTAGTACACGCGGCGAACGTCGTAACGCTCACACTCTCTCAACCGTCCGCGTCTTTCAGTCTTGGCGTTACGGTGCTTCCGTCCCCGGTGACCGCGGCCATCTCGGCACCGCAGACCGCCGTGAGTGCAGAGGCAAACGCAGCAGTATCGCCTTTGGCCGCCTCATTCAGCGTGCAGGCACCGTCTATCGCGACCGATCAGGCGCTCTCTATCTCGCCCTTGAGCGCCATATGCTCACTTCCGTCCCCAACCCTGTCCCTTGGATGCACGCTCGATCCCAGCCCGCTCTTAGCAGCCATCTCTCTGCCTCAACCGACTGTCCTTGCGACAAATCCGGTGAAGAAGTATGTCGCTCGCTTGACCACAAGAAGCGATACGACCGTGCTACAATCGAAGCATGACGTGCTACCGCTAAGGAGTACGGACGACACCATCATTCTATGAAGAAGCTGCTTGCCGTCACTGAAGACTTCATCAAAGGAGAGCGCGGCCGCCTGAGCGCGGATGCAGCCGCCGGATCGGGCGTCGTAATATCCGTAGAAAGCTCTCAGGGTGTCTCGACCGGCGATTATGTTGCTATCGGCTTCGAGGGCAATGAGATGTGTGAGTTGTGCACCGTTACGGGGACGACAAACACCTCTATCACGGTCACGACGCTTAAATTCAATCACAACAGCGGCGAGCCCTTCGTCATTTACCGATTCAACAAGCGCAAGTTCTACGGCGCGACGAGTGCCGACGGATCGTACACCGAGCTTACGGGCGACGGCTCTCCGAAGGACATAAACGTAGACGACCCGCAGGGCACGACCCTCGAATACACCGGGACGACCTACACGCATTTCAAGGCAACCTATTACAACAGCACCACGTCCGAAGAGACTGACATCGACGACTCGGAAGCAGTCTCAGGAGACGAGAGCGCCCGTTACGCGACGAACTACGCCATCCGAAAGCACGCCGGTCTTGCGGGCAACCCGCGCTATTCGGACGCTCGCATCGAGACTAAACGCAAGCAGGCGGAAAACGAGATCAACAGCACGCTCGCTGGTAGGTACGTGCTGCCGCTCTCCGAAGTGCCGCCCCTGATCTCGCAGATATGCGAGCTGCTGGCAGCCGGGTACATCGACTACGAAGAGTTCGGCAAGGACAGCGAGGGAGTTAAATGGCTCGGCGAGGCGCGATCGCTGCTCAAAGCCATTCAGAAGGGCACCCAGCTTCTTATTGGAGCGGACGGCACCGAGCTTACCCGCACCACCAACGCCGGGAAGATCGTCGGTTACCCAGACGACGAGGACACCGACGAGGAGAAGTTCTCTATGAGCCAAACCTTCTAGCTATGTATGGGCTTCCAAATTTCATGGGAAATAGAAGGCGAACGCCAGTTGTCCCGGCGGCTGATCGGCTTGGAGAGCGATTTGAAGGACTTACGGTATCCGTTCCAGCAGTCGGCCGATTACCTGAAGGGCATCTTTTCCCGCGACGTATTCGAGACACAGGGCGCGGTGATTGGCGAGAAATGGAGGCGGCTCTCCCCCTACACGGTCGCACAGAAGGCGAGGAGGGGCTATCCAGACACCCCACTGGTCGGCAGCGGGGCCATGCAACGCAGCTTCCAAACCATCGTGTCATCCGACCAAGCGGTCATCTACAACACGGCCGCATATTTCAAGTATCACCAATCGAAAGCGCCGCGCACGAAGATCCCGAGGCGCGTCATGATGAAGATTTATCACGGCCAGCGCGAGCAGATCGTGCGGTTCTTTCAGGAGCACATCCGCGCGTCGCTCGTTAGCCCATAGCCTATGTACCAAGACCCGATCATCCAGGCATACATTGACCTTCTCAAGACCAAGACAAAGGGAGCTATCGAGACATTCTTCCAGGGCGAGCCGATACGCGTGGCCGTCTCAGATTTGCCGTGCGCTTTTATCTCGAAGCGCCAAACCCGCATCGCCGCCGTCTCCAATGCAGACGATGAACACGGTGTTGCGTTGTCGATCACGGTCATAACCGACATACGGCAGGACTTTAATACAGACGAAGGGGCGCAGAACGCAGTGGCCGGTATATCGACGCTCTACGACATCATAGAGGGCCGGAATGAGGATATGACGCTCAAGGACACATCCATCCTCGACATCCTGCGCTCCAACCAGCTCGTAAGCGCCGCCTATGGGCTCCGCACCGACCTTCAAACCATCACCCTTGCCGACTACGGCCTTACGTTGCGAGACCGAAACGCGGAACAGTGGTCGATCGAGGCACGTGTGGATATTGTCGCTGGCCTGCATCAAGTGAGGTAGAATTGCAGTATGAAGGTCATAGCCAACCGCAGCGTTGAATTCCCAAAGCTTGGCTTCGCAATTTCTGCCGGTCAGACCAAAGAGCTTCCTGCTGACAAGGAAGCGCAGAAGATCATCCTCGCGCATCGATCAATCAAAGAAGTGAAGAAGGAGACCATTAGCAACTAGCACCATCGTTTATGGCCAAGACCGGCGGCACAGAAGTAAATATCGGCATAGGCATAGAAAGCTCAGCGGGCACCCCAGTTGCCGCAACCCATTATCCGAAGTGGACGGACTTCTCTTTTCAAGGCGTAGCGGAAAAGGAGTTGTTCAGGTCGCAACGCGGCATTCGCAATGTCGCGTCCGACAGCATGATCCGCCGCAAGTATTCTAGCGGCTCGCTCGGGGTCATTCTCAACGGCGACATCGCGCCGATCTTCTTCTACCTCGCTCTCGGCTCGAAGGCGACGACTGGCCCGACCGACGGCACCTACGAGCACACCTTCAGCGTCCAGAACGCGAACGCGTCGATGAAGACCGCTACGCTCCTCTCAGAGGACGGCGGCATCGTCACCGAACGCTTTGCAAACTGCGTTGTAGACAGCCTTGGGCTCGAAGTCAGCGACAGCTACGCGCGCCTATCTGCAACCATGCTCGGCGGCTTCCCGGACACCGGCACGGTCTCTCAGTCATACGCGCAGGAGAACGAGTACGCCTATCACCAGATGGCCGTCAAATTCGGTACCTCGCTCTCCAATGCAGCCGGGCAGAGCGCCACGCCGCTCAAAGCGTTCAATCTCAACATCAACAACAACGTCCTTCTGGATGAAGCCTTCCTCTCCGGAAGCAATGAGCCGGTCGCAGGCGGCTTTGTCGCCGGTAGGCTCGAAATCACCGGCTCATATTCTCTGCACTTCACCGACACCACGGAACTCGCAAAGTACAAGGCGAACACGAAGAACGCCTGCATCGTCACCTTTACCGGCGCGGTTACGGGTGGCGGATCGACGGCAGAGACCATCACGATCAAGCTCGGCCGCTTGGTCCTCACAGGACAGCCCAAGGAATACAATATTGATGGTCTCCTAGTGCTCACTCAGGAATTCACCGTCGAGTACGAGGCCACCGACAAGGAGATCCAAGTCGTCGTCGTGAACGACACCGCAAGCTATGCCTAAGCCGACCCGCGAATTCACCACGAGCGGCGGCCATAAGCTTGTCCTCTACGAGTACATCACGGGCGCTGAATACTGGCAGATCAAGAGCATCTACGCGCGCGCACTCTCGAAGGGCACAGGAGATGCCGAAACCAGCCTCGAAGCGGAAAAGAAAGGTTTCGAGTTAGCCATCACCTCGTTCGACGGATCACCAGATGGCATCGCTGATAAAGTGCTCAACCTTCCCGTCACCGAGTACCGCGAGGTGTACGAGCAGGTTCTTCCGATAATTGAGGGTAAAAAAAAATCAGAGACGCCTTAGCGCAGTACGCCAGCGACGGTCTTCTGCGCGACGATCTCATCGTGCTTGAGGTCTGCCGCATCTACGGGTGGACCTACCACGAGTACATGGCCCAGCCGAACTGGTTCACAGAGCTTGCCATCGAGAGGATGGCTATCGACAACCAGCGCAGGAAGAAGGCCCAGGATGCCTTACAATAGGGATATATGGCCCTCTTCGGCGGGAACGACCAGGAATTGCGCGTCACCATACGCGCGAAAGACGAAGCCACTAAGGACCTCAATAAGGTGCAAACGTCGCTCGGCAAGCTCGCCGGCGGCTTTGCTTTAGGCACCGCGGCCGTCGAGGGCCTTCGCGCCGGCTTCCGCTTCCTTTCCGGCACACTTACAGATTCAATCCGTGAATTCGAGGAGCAGCAGCTAGCGGTCGCGCAGCTCAATGCCGTCCTGAAATCGACAAACTACGCCGCTGGGGTCACTGCCAAGCAGCTCGTTGAGATGGCGGATAGCCTCTCCAAGACCACCCTCTACGCGGACGACATGGTTCTCTCTGCGGAGAACATGCTCCTCACGTTCACGAACATCACGAGGGACGTCTTCCCGGACACGATCAAAACCGTGCTCGATATGAGCACCGCACTTGGGCAAGACCTAAAGGCGAGTGCTATCCAGCTCGGCAAAGCATTGAACAACCCGATTGAGGGCGTCTCCGCTCTTCAGCGCGTAGGCGTCAGCTTCAGCAACGCGCAGCAGGAGATGATCGAGACTATGGTGAAGTCCGGCCGCACGATGGAGGCCCAGCGCTTCATCCTCGCAGAACTGCAAAAGGAATTCGGCGGCAGCGCGGAGAGCGCGTTCCAGGCCGCCAGCTCGATCACGAAGCTACAGAAAAACGTCCAGGAGCTTAAGGAGGACATTGGGTCGGGCCTTGTCCCGGCCATGAACAACCTGTTCGCCGCGACTCAAGCCGTGACGAGCGGTATGGGAAAAACCGTCGATGTAGGTCGAGCGACATTCCGAACCTTTGCGGCAATCGGAGAATTCGCTGCTAACACAGCGGCGGGCGTGCGGTATCTCGCGGGCGAGATGGTCAAATTCAGCGCACGTCAGCTTCAATGGACGCTTGGACCCCTAAACGCGATCAAAAGTGTCCGCGAAGGCTTCGACAATTTCACCGAATCCGTTGATGAAGGCCGTGACGTATTTGTCGATTTCGCTCTCGATTTGAAGAATAGGAATAACGCCGTTCTCGATAGCTGGGGCGATGTAACCGCCGAAGCGCGCGCATTTGGACAAGTCGGCCCGGCCGCTTACGAAGCGACTGCCCAGGAAGCAGAGGCCGCCCGCAAGAAGATGGAGGAGACGAAAAGGACGATCGCCGATACGAGGCGCGATCTGGAGGGCATCCAGAAAGCCCTTATGAGCGGCGAGGAGGCCGCGGCGCGTGCATTCGCCGACCAAGAGCTGAAAGTCTCAGATCTCCGCAAGCAGGCCACGCTCGAGACAGACCCGCAGCGCAAGGCAGAGATCATGACGGAGATCGCAAAGGAGTCGGCAGCACTCGAAAAGGCCCGGCCGATGTTTTCCGGGGAGATGGGCGGAGTTCTCGAATCCGCGCGCAAGCGCTCCCTCATGACCGACTTCGAACGGGAAATCCAAGACATCCGCGGCCGCGCACTCGAAACCGTAGGAACCGCCAACCAAATCATTATCAACTTGGATGCCAAAGGAAGCGTCATGGGGGACGCGGGAGTTCAAGAAATGCTGAGGAAGCTAGTCAATGAGCTTAACAGGCAGAGCGCGCTCCTACGCGCAGGCGCATAGTACAATCGACGTATGGCCAGCATCAAATTCGACGGCACGGAGATACTAACATCCGCCTACATGCCGCAATACGTGAAGCATGAAAGCGCTCCCGATCGGTCACTCATATCCATGCCCCTCGCTCGCGAAGATGGCCAAGTCCTCATCGCGGAGCGCTACGGAGAAAAAATCATCACACTGAAGGGCACGCTCAAGGCCGCTTCTCAGGACGCGCTCGATGCGGCAATCGATAGCTTCAAAGAACTCTTCTCCCGCGTGGAAAAGAACCTGGACATCAGTTGGAACGGCAGCACGAGGCGTTATGTGGCCACCTGCCGGAAACACGACTTTGACCGCGATCACTATCACACGAGCGCCGTACCGTGGTCGGCCGAGTTCGTCGTTTCCACGGGCGTCGGCAAAGATACGTCCAGCACGACTGCATTGGACGAGCACGCCTTAACCACCGATGACACCGATACCACAGGCGACTTCATTGCTGAGGACTCTTTCACCCTCTCGGGAAGCAAGGCCCCGGAGCCTGTCATTACCTTGGAGATCGTCAGTGTCGGCGACGACGACATGCTCGGCATCGAATACGAGGACACCGATACGGGCGAGCGCATCATCGTCACGCGGAATGTCGATTGGTCAGCCGCCGTTGGCAAGAAAGTTGTTATCGACTGTGCCAACAAGAAGGTTACCGACAATCTCAGCTCGACAGACCAGGTAGAAGGGCCATTTTACGGTGCCTTCCCCAGCTTCAAAATCGGGACCAATAACGTAAAAATCCGGTCTGGCGGCATCCTGAATCAAACCTCATCCGATCAAACGCTAAGCGATGGCGAGTCGAACATCGGCTACACGGCGACCACGATTCGCTACGCCATGAGCTTTCAGGTCCCGTACTCCGACGCCACCTTCTGCGATGTAGTTCTTGGCCTCTCGAAGATTGGGACGCCGAGCAGCGCCCTAACCGTACAAATTGTGAGCGACAGCGACGGAGAGCCGAATCTAGCGGATGTTCTCCTTACAGGTTCGGTAGCCGCCGCAGATGTGCCGTCCTATCCATCGTTCGGCTATTGCCGGGCCTCAAACGGAGCCGGCGTTACCCTGGACGCGAACACGACATACTGGCTGGTGGCCTACGCGTCCTCCGGGGTTGACGGGTCAAATAACTATCGGTGGGCCATTCCAAGCGGAACCACGTATCCGCGCGGCGTGCCGCTTGTTTCATCCGATAGCGGATCGAACTGGGTGGCTGGTGGTGGCGTGCCATCCTTCCGAATTCTCATAGGCGGGTTTTCCGCTGCAACGGAACTGAAGCACAGCGTGGTCTACCGTAAGACCTACCTCTAGATATGCTGGCCAAAACTATTCTGGCGCGAGTATCGAGCCCTACGGGGACCTTCCTTACGACATGGAAGGACATCGACTTCCGCGGCTACACGAAGCAGCTCAACGGTGGTCCGAGCGAGTGCATCATCGACTACGCCGTTCCGTTCGATTATGACGGCGCGGACCTTCGCGAAGGCAACGACGTAGAGCTGGTTATATCCGATGCGGACACCCAGCTCGCCGATGTTGAGGACGGCACCTATGGCGCACGGCCGATCTATCGCGGCTATATCTCGCTCATAGAGCGAACAATCGACGGCACGAGCGAACGAGTCCGGGTCCACTTGCTCGGATACTACACACTGCTCTCGCTCGACGTGCTTAAGAGCGGCTCGCAAACGACGCTCTACAGCGTTGACCCGGCCGGTCTCACGACGACGAGCGGCGACCTGGAGCCGGCAGACGTGGGGCTCATGGCTCGAACCGTGCTCGATCGCTTCAACACAGAACACGGGACAGGCAAAGTCTTCTACGACGTTGACGACGTGCCTGACACCGGATCGGACGCAACCTACGTTTTCAATCAGAAGACCTATCGGGAAGCTCTGGACATCCTGAAGTCTCTCGCACCGGCGAATGTCTACTGGTACGTCGATGAGACCGGCCGCTTCAGCTTTAAGGCGCCATCCAGCACGCCAGACCATCGGTTCATCTTCGGCCGCCATTTCTCGAAGGTGTACGTCGATCGGTCACTAGAGAAGGTCCGAAATGTCGTCCTTATCTGGGACGGCGACACGACCTACAAGCAATACACAGACCCAGCGTCGATCGCGCTCTACGGCCGCCGTACAGAACGTATCAACGACTATGGCATCAGCGACGTGGACGCAGCCAACGCGCTTGGCGCGAAGTTCCTCGCTGAGAATAAAGAGCCAGGAGTGAAGCTCACCTGCACGATCGTGGACAACAACAACGAGCAGGGCCTTGGCTACGACATTGAGAGCATTCAGCCAGGCGATACATGCTCAATGCAGGGTTTCAGCTCGACCCTCTCCGACATCTTCCGCGACAACATGCTCATCACGAGCGTCCGATACAGCCTCGGATCGGTAGAGATCGAAGTGGAGTTGAACAAGAGCGGGCTTGTCGACGTGCAGGCGCGGCAGGGTCGCGCCATCGCAGACATCGGCAGTGGTGGATTAGGCGTCCCGGCCACCTATTCGTAGGTTAGAATATCCGCATATGCCAGAGATACTGTCTATCCTGCCAAATCTCTCAATCGGCGTTGTGTCTATTCTCGGCCTTGTGTACGTCGTCCTCAAGTTCCTCAAAGCTCTCGATGATCGCGCCGACAAGCACGAGAAGGCAATGCTCACGCGCGAACAATCTCTGCGCGATGTGGAGACTGACGTTCGCAAATTCCTCACCGAACAGCTCTCCCAGAACACGATGGCGCTACAGGAGAACACCAAGCTCATGGCCCGAGTTATGAGACGGCTTGACGGGGAGAAGCTCTAGCGGGTGCTATCATTTATATATGGAGAAGCTCTTCTACTGGCCCGTCACCCGCCGCGGAATAAACCAGTACTTCGGCGAGAACAAAGCCTGCATCGACCTCGCCACCGGCACCAAGACCATCGCTTGCGACGGCCACAATCCCCCAGAGGGCTTCAAGTCCGTCTATTCGATGATGGATGGGCACAATGCTCTCGATCTCTACGCGGAGCGCTGGCAGCCCGTGTATGCGGCGAGGGAAGGCTTTGTGCGGGAAGTCGAGACCGAGCCGAGCAGGGGCCTTGGGATCGGCATAGAGCATGACTTCGGAAGCAAGGGCGGTCGATGGAAGACACGCTATTGGCACCTCATCGCCCTTGACGCGCACTATGGTGACTACGTCTACACCGGCCAGCTCATCGGCTACGCTGATAGCACCGGCTACTCGAACGGCGACCACCTCCACTTCGAGGTCAAGCCGCTCAATGCCGATGGCAGCAATGCCCAGCAGAACAATGGATACTTTGGCGCAGTAGACCCGCTGCCGCTCATGTTCGACGACTTCGCTCCCGATGTGAACACGGCCCGCATGGCGATCGAGAAAATCGCCGCGTGGCTTGACGCCTTCACCGATCGCTTGAGAGCCGTTCGGACCTGACGCCCTCCCTCGCACGCCCTCCTTGACCTGGGGCGTTTCGACATCGAGCGAGGGCGGCGGGCCAGAACCCGCCTTACTAGCTAGCCTCTCTACATGGAATTACTCGTACTTGCGTTGCCGTTTCTGACCTCGTCCCTCATGTTCGCGTATAAGCGACTGGCGGGGCTCAGGATGTTCCTCAACGGCGCCGAAGCGCACCCCTGGCTTCGCGCCTTGCTGATTGGGACTTCCCTGATCGGCGTCTTCGCGACCGCTCTCCTCAACGGTGCTCAGCCTGATGTGACCACGGTTCAGGGTCTTCTTGAGAGCTTCATGGTCGTCATCGGGACCGGCTTGAACGCGTACCTATCACACGTGTTCTACCAGACCTTGGCGCGCAACTGACGCGCCGGCCGGACAGCAAAGAGGCCCCGTGAGGGGCCTCTTTCATTTAGATCTTATTCTCGGACTGTCGCTCCAATTCTTCGGAGGTTTTTTGCATGCGCGCGCCACAGAAATTCAATCCCCTCTTCCCCCTATATACTGGAGCCTTTCGTTATTTCCCTAGATTTGCCTGGATGCGCCCCCTTTCCCCCACGGGCCTGCATTTCAAGCGGCCGACGCGGGCGAAAGAGACGCAGTCATTTCCCTGAGTTTGCCCGGCTGTGCTTTCGCCATGCCGGATGGCTGCGCTGGAACGGGCGTATTAACGTCCCCCCGTTTTACCCCCTGGGACAAACACAAAAGCCGCCCCGAAGGACGGCTACCTGTGGCGTCGAATACTCTGTGCGGCGCGGCTGTTTGGCAACAGACGATCCGCTCCGCACGCAATATTCGACTTTCTGTCTGTTGCCATACCGACACTATACCGCACCGCATGAGCCTCCCATGAAGCCTATGTGGATAGCCGTCTACCTATTCCATAGCGACATACTTTATCCCCAAGGTTGATTTGCTTCTTCCCTGCGAGGCGGGACAATAGATACATCTTCCGTACCCGTCGGCGCGGAGATGGACAAACTGAGGTGGACGTTTCCAGCTGAATGAAGATTCTTTCGACCTAAGAACCTAGCGGACAGCTGATAAGCGTAACTGCTTGTCAGTTTGTCCGGTAGGTTCTTTCCTTAAAGCGACTCCTCGCGGGGTCAGTAGTCTCTCCTGGAGGGGCCGCTTTAGAAGAACAACTCGGTAGTGTCCCTGTAGCCGAGGATAAAGAAAAACGTCGAGTATGTACCCTAATACACTCGATACGCCGGTCGCCACCCATGGATTCACTCCGAGAGGAGTGCTGATATGGGGTCAGCTTTTGCAAGAAGTCAATCGGCTTCGTGCAGAGGTAAATGCGCTCAAGGCGCAAATGACAAAAGGCACCACCGCAAGGTAGTGCCTTCCTCGGAAACGGTCCGCCGCAAGCGGGCCGTTTTCATTTACACCAGCAGCGCAACGTTGGTGATACCCGCATCGTACTCGCCACGCACGAGCGGTCAACATGCTAAAGTGGTCTAATGTTGAAAACCAACCCCTTGGCTATCTTGCGGGATGCAATACAGCACCGAGAAGGATCGCAAACCTCTCGGCGTCGCTGTAAGTGCGCTGATTGTAGTGCCAAACGAAAGCGTCCACATAAGACTGCAAGTGCTTCTTAGACACGACCTTGTGCGTGCCCTTGATAGAGCGCTTCATGTGCGCCCAGAAACTTTCGACGTGATTCACGTGTACGTCGCCGCGCACGTACTGTTTCTTGTTGTGATCTACCTCATGCCTGTCATAGCCACGTGCTACGGCGTCTAGGCGGTTTGTGCCGTCCGTCATGAGGCGGCTCTTGGTGGATACGTTCTGCCAGAGGAAAAGCTGATGCGACTTCGCAGAGCCATCCGGCATGACGCGTGCTCGCATCTCACCGCCACGCTGTACGGCGGCAAGCACCGTGCTCTTATTCTTCTTCCAGTGCTTCTGCTTCGATGCACCACCGATGTAGCCCTCGTCGAACTCTACATCGCCCGTAAGCGGCTCCTCGCTCTGCGGGAGTGCCTTCTGTATGAGCTTCAACATGCGCCATGCGGTCTTATACGTAACCTCTAGCTCGCGCTCTAGGTACTTGGCCGACACGCTGCTCTTAGCATTGGCGAACACGAGAATGGCGTGGAACCAGAGCGTAAGGGGTGTATCGCTCTTGTGAAAGATAGTCCCCGCTGTAGGGGCGATCTGGTAGCGGCACTTAGAGCACTGATACTGCCTACGGCCCACCAGTGTGCTGTTTTCTATGTGAAAGAGGGGCTTATACGTCCCGCCGCACGAGCACTCACGGCTGTGGAGGGTGTCGAAGATGAACTCTAGTATCGCGCCGTCGTGCGGGAACTGATTTTTGAGTGATCGGATACCGTACTTCTTACTCCCCATATGCTAGGAGTATATACCTAGCAATTATGTTGTCAAGGGATACGCTAGGATAGCCGATCGCGCGCCGCGCTTCCTACGACTGCCTCCTACGCTACTTCCTACTGTTATACGTCTTCGTTACCTGTTCGGCCTTTCCAAAAGGCCCGCAATTCCTTCATTTCCGCCACCGTTCGCGCGTCTATCCAGCCGCGACTTCCTTTTCCTGTCTTTGGTCTTATTCCCTAACGGACACTTCCAATCCCGACGGCGCTACGCGGCTCCCGCCGCTTCGCTCCTCGCCTCCGGCTCGCCGTCGTGACCGCCAGGAAAAGGAAGTCGCGGCTGTCTAGGACAGCACGCGCTCACGGGGCGGGCACTTCCACCCCGGCTCCCGCCGGTTTCACGCGAAACCTACTGCCACAGTTCCCGCACAGCTCCCCCAGCGCCGGCCCCGATCTCGCACCTGTGGACAGCCGTTACGGGCTAGTAGGACACTGCAAAAGGACACCTCGGGTGTCCTTTTTCGCGTCCTATAGTCCGCCGCCTGACGCACAGGTGCGAGCGGAAACTTGCCCGCGAGCATGTGCGAGAATGGATGCATTACTCGCTAGCGCACCAACCACAATGAAGTGCGAAATCGACGCGAAGACTTATCAGGCCCTAGAGGTCATTGCTTATTACCTGCTGGAATCAGAAGCAGAGCACTACGAAGAGCAAGAGGAGCCCGCCGGACATATCTACGAGCACGCCATGCGGCTCTCCGACTGGCTTGACCAGAACTCCGCCGCTTAGCGTATGGGACGACGAGCGGACACACCGCAGACAGAGGCGGGCCGCGCGATATGGAAGGCGCTCGAGCGCATCGAACGCGGCGGCCATGACCGACACCGGGTCTTTAGAGACTGGCTCGACCTCATCCTATCGGCGCACCTGTCCTTTACGGCGGAGCTTCGCGCCGGCCGGCTATCCGGCGGAGCCTACGCGCCCAAGAACGAGCACGAGGATGCCTACATGAAAATTATCGGCCGGTACACCGACGATAGGCCCAAAGGCGAGCGCGCCGCCGACTACTTCGCGCAGGCATACAGCGCTCTATGTCAGGGCATACAGGATGGGGGAGAAGACCCGCTCGGCGATGTCTACATGTCCGCTATTTCCTTCGGAGAGCATGGGCAGTACTTCACACCGCTTCATATCGCGGAAGCCATGGCACAAATGAGCTGCGCCGAACTGAAGGACGGCCAGCGCGTCCTAGATCCTGCTTGCGGGGCAGGCATCATGCTTATCGCCGCGGCGAAGGTGAACCCGAGAGCGCTGTTCTACGGTATCGACCTGGACGAAAGGTGCGCCAAGATGTGCACCATAAATCTCATGTTGCGCGGTCTAAGCGGTTCGGTCTGGTGCGGGAACGCGCTTAGCTGCGAGGCGTTCACTCGGTGGGACATCGAACGCGGCTGGATAACGCGGGACGACAACCCGGCGCCGCTGCCAATGCAGCCGGATAAGCCGGAGAAGCCGCAACAGCTCACCCTCCTATGATGCCCCTCTGCGCCAACTGCGACCACAGCGGCGAGGCGCATGAGTGGAAGAAGCTGCGGTTCCGGGGCGCGTGCAAGCGCCCTGGCTGCCGCTGCCGAAAGTACATTCCGCTCACCGGCCACTCACGACCGGAAAACCCGCGCATAGGACGCCTACGCCGTCCGCGCCGCAGTAGAATAGATCCATGAGGTGTTTTGACGGATGCAGGATGTGCACGCCGCTTCAGCGTGCGCGCGGCGAGTATTGCGAAGGCTGCCTCATGCTCAAGGCTCTCCTTAGCCAGCTCGACCGCGAGGAGCGCACCATCCGCGCAAACTCCGGCCACGCCAAGAGGCCCGCTACATCATCGCCGCCTGGACGAAATCATTGAAAGCATTCGTATTCGGCACCAGTCGCTCGTACTGAGCAAGCGTAACCGCGTCCTCGTACGTTGCCCCGCTCGCTTCCTTGTCTTTGATCGTCAGCACAGCCCGCCGCAGCTTCGGCGGTAGCTCGCCTAGGAAGTCTACCCCGGCCGTCAGTCGCTTCTCGCGTATCAGCCCGATATGCGCCTCTCGGCCATAGAAGCCGAAGTCGGGCACGATCAACTGTCCCTTGAAGTGCGACATGAGAAGGAGGCCCAGTACGAGCGCATCGAACTCGCCCAGGTCTGCCCGGTTGATACGGGCGAGGATGATGGAACTCGGTTTGAAGGAAAAGTTTGTGCGGGTGCAGAGCACTTTGCGGAGCGTCGGTGAGGCGAGTATGTCGCCGATCAACCCCTGCACTTCGTCGTCGCCCTTCACCTGGTCGAGGCGCTTCGCGTGCAGCAGCTCTTGCATGAGCGCGCGCCGTCCATTCCTCACTGTCAGCGTGTTCTCACCTTGCGGATACAGCGTGTAGAGCACGTCCGCGATCTCTCGCGCCTTCTTGTAGTCGATATTGGCTAGCGGGTTGAAGCTGTCGAAACGCGGGTCAAATATCCGGGCTCTTGGTACCTCCGGCACTTCATCATCTATGAAAAGGCACCCGCGTTCCGGGATCGAGACGCTTCTTGAAAAGCCTATGTGGAGCTTGTTGAGCATGGCGAGCGGCAGGCAAGTAGGGACCCCGAGCTTTGCAGGATTTGCTTGCGGGTCGCCCGCCGGAAAAAAGAGCGGCCTACGTCAATTTTATCACCATATGGAGCTGTAGCGCCGGGTCTATTTGACAAGTCGCCGAGCATGTCGCGCAGAGCTATCCACATGTGCCGATTGCGTGCGCGGTATACGGCGTATGCTAGTATACGGGATAGGAGAAGCGACAAGCGGAATGCGGCGGTGGAGCGCACGCCATCGAAAGCGAAACACCGCGCGAGTGAGAACCGCATAGGGCACTCGCCGCTTCTTGTTCCTTGATAATTTAATAGCGGATACAGGTTCACGGGGGAGCGGGTGTCTGCTTCTTGGTGAAGGGAGCAGATTGCGGGCAACGGTCAAAGCTAGACTGCCGCTAAGCATTCACCTCCCCGCGAGCCTGTATCGCAAGTGTGGTGAGGCCGAGGTGGTGGAATGGTATACACGCCAGTCTCAAGAACTGTGTGCCCCTAGTGGCTTGCGGGTTCGAGTCCCGCCCTCGGCACGAGTTACTCATCACACAACGTCGAGAATGGAATGGAGCGGTGGCGGACAGTGAGCCGTACTTGCAAGAGAATAAACATCCTTGGTTACTCTTTTGACACTGAGGCGCTGGACTCTTCAATGTCTAACTGCGAGTCAAACCTCGCCCGCTCCGCTCTCGACACCATTACCAAGCATTACAAGCCTTTGCGCCTCGTATGCTGGCTCACTCGCAAGGGCGGCCAGCGTAAGGGGATAATCAATCACAATGAGATATGAGAGAAATAAAATTCAGGGCGTGGGACAAGATAGCAAAGAGGTGGCGATACGTCAGTGGTTTGAGTTGGTACAAACCAATTACAAGTCTGAAAGGGAGGTCGGGCGTTATTGTTGAGATGGATGATGGCTGCGACCAATTCATACCCATAGAAGATGTCGAACTAGTGCAATTCACCGGCCTCCACGACAAGAACGGGAAACCGATTTATGAGGGGGACTTGCTTTCGTTCAATGGACAGAAGCCAAGCGGCGCTGTCTTCTTCAAAGAAGGTTCCTACTGGACAAGCGAGAGCGTATTAGGTCGCGCTGCCTCAATGGCTGAAGTCATCGGCAACGTCTACGAGAATAGCGACCTCGTATGACCCGCTACCACTCAACACTCGGCACCGTCCGCATCAGCGAGCTACAGCGCGAGAAGCGGGCCAGATCGTGGCAGCTCACACTCGCAACCATCCGCATCTACTTCAACAACAGGTGGATGCTCGCAGCTCTCTGGCAGGTCGCTGCGGTCATATCCTTAGCGGCCATGACTGCGCAGGCGACCGCCTGAGATTAAGAGATAACAACCACAATGATATGAGCAATGGAATAGTGACCCGCAGTGAGCAGTCGCTTACGGCGGGAATAAGCAGAGAGCAGATCGACCTTATAAAGGCTACCGTCGCACGCGGCGCGACCGACAACGAGCTGAAGCTGTTTCTCTACACCGCGAACCGTACGCAGCTCGATCCGCTTACGAAGCAAATTCACTTCATCAAGCGCCGCGTCTACAACAGCCGGACGAAGCAGTACGACGAGGTAGGCACGATCCAAACCGGTATCGACGGCTACCGCGTCGTCGCGGCCCGCAACGGCCTCGCCGGTATCGAGGACGCCATATTCGACAGTGAGGAGAACAACCACCCGAATAAGGCGACCGTGACCGTGTACCGCAGCGTCGGCGGCGAGCGCGTTCCGTTCACAGCTTCCGCTCGCTGGAAGGAGTACGCGCAGACGGATAAGGACGGCAACCCCGTCGCCATGTGGAAGAAGATGCCATACCTCATGCTGGCAAAGGTCGCTGAGGCACTGGCACTCCGCAAAGCGTTCCCGAATGACCTCTCGGGCCTCTACACCAACGAGGAAATGGCCCAGGCGGATGCGGAGCAGCCGCAGCCGGAGCCGGTGCGTTACGAGATGAAGCGCGTCGTGCCTCCGTCCGAGGACGAGGCAGGCGGTAGCTCAGCCAAGCAGGAAGCCGTGGCCGATGAAATCTATGAAGCGCAACGCGCTGAGATCAAGTCACTCCTCAGAGACACGCTCGGGAAGCCGGCACGAAAGGAAGTCGTCAAAGAGCTGACCGGCCTCGACTACACGCGGGAGAACTGTGAGGCAATCATTACCAAGCTGCGCGAGATCATAGACAACCAAGATCCGCTCGCGCAGGTCGTAAGCGAAAACGCATAGCGTATGGACAACCCAGAAAAGGCAGTCGCAGAGTATCAACCGTCAGCCGGGCAGCTCGTCGAACGAGCGAAGGCCATCACGGTCAAGACGCACGAGCAAGCAATGGATGCGGCCGACTTCTTGCTCGACGTGAAGACGCTCGGGGAGAGCATTACCGCTCGCAAGGAAGAGATCACGAAGCCGCTCAATGATGGCCTTAAATCAGCTCGCAAGCTGTTCAAGCCGCTCGAAGAGCAGTGCGCCGAGGCGGAGGCCGCAGCGAAGGACGCGATACTCGCCTTTCATGAGCGGAATTGGAAGAAGGGGAAACAGACCGACAACACCATCAACGGGCTACGCGGCAAGGTGACGGTCGTGGAGCGAACGCAAGTCAACATCACAGACGCCGCAGCGATACCGGCTCAATTCTGCTCGCCGGACGCTGCGAAGATCGAACATGCGCTCAAAGCCGGGATAGTCGTACCCGGAGCGGAGCTTATAAAAACATACGGCATTAGTGCCGGTAAGAATTAGCGTATGAAAGTACATCCGAACCCACATCCAGAGTGTGCTCGTCAGGCGGGTGGATGCGGGGATCAGTTGCGGCGTGCCGACGTCTTCACGCAAGAGGATAGAGCACTCCTAACGGGTATCATTACGAATTACATCAACGAATGAATATGAAGCGATTCAACATCTGCACAGCACGAACTTACGAGAAGAACGGAGAGACAAAGAAAGCGTGGCGCACTGTCGGCCAGCTCATTCAGTGGCCCGCCAAAGAGGATAAGCCGGAGTCATTTAGCATCGAGCTTCACATGTTCCCCGAGACGCGTTTCAGTGTGTTCGAGGAACGGGACCGAGATCAGAAGCCAAGTGAAGGCGGCGACGACTTCTAGCCTATGTCCTCAACCCGCAAGCCCCTGTTCACCGTCATAGGCCAGGTCGCCGACATCGTCGGGCAGAAGCGCTGGGTGCCCAACTCACGAGCGCACTACCTTCAGCAGCTCTCCGACATCCCCGAGGGCACCCGGCTTGCGGCGGTCTTCGAGGAGTACAAGGCGACCCGCAGCGACCAGCAGCTCGCCTACCACTTCGTCCTCATCGGCTACCTCGCCAAGCACTGCGGATACACCAAGGACGAGATGCACGATGCCGTCGTGCGCCTGAAGTTCGGCGAGCGGCACGTAACGATCGGAGACCGGACGGTGGCAGTGCGCCGTTCGGTTTCCGAAAGCGCCAAGATGCCGAAGGGCGACATGATGGCGCTTATCGAATACGACCTTCAACTCTGCGAAGAACTAGAGGTCAAGGTGCCGAGCATGGAGGAGCTTGGCTACATCAGCAACTACGACACTCCTGGTATAGGCCGCGCCCACAAAGCGGCTGTTAATGAAAACTGACATGAAAACATCACTCTCTTGCTCCGAGCGCACGCGCGAACGGCTCAACAAGGCAGTCATGAGGAAGTCCCTGAGACGCGGCGGCAAGCGCGTGTCGATGGACGAGCACCTGAATGAATTGCAGGACTTAGAAGATAAGAAGAACCGCGGGCCGAAGGTGCGCGGGTCGGTCGCATAGTATGTCGAAATCGAACCTGCTCGCCGTCATCTTCATTCTCGCGCTCGTCGCGATGAACTTCGCGCTCGGTCAAATGCGGCTGCGGAACGTGCGGACATGTTACAAGGCAAAGGGCGTGGCCGCCGTCCGAGACGCGCGGATGTATGACGCGACCAGCGATGGAGTTGAGGTGACGGCCGTGCGGATGCCGCTCTTGCTCACGCGCGACGATTACAAGGCGTGCGCTCGAATTGGCGTATCTCTATGAAACTCACCAAACAGCAACAGAAGGTCTACGATTACATCAAAGCCCACCCAGGCTGCACAACGCGCGACATCCAGCGCGACATATTCGTGAGCTGTCCGTCAGGCCGCATAACCGAGCTAAGGCAGGCGGGCGTCCAGATCGTGAGTGTGGGGCAGCGAAAGTATCCGGGCGCGCATCCGTTCGAGATGTACAAGATCGTAGAGCCACGGCCGGTGCCGACAGTTACCAGCGGACCGCAGGCCAAGACGATTGCGCTTGGGTTCTAAGAGACGCAGCAATCGAAATACTATGGAAGTCAAATTCAATGCCGACAGAGGAGGATACGGCGCGTTCCTCCTGATCCCCACAGTCGCAATTTGCTGGACACAGCGCGAACGGTTCGTGATCGTGGCGTGGTTACACGCAGACATTACGTTCCGCTTAAAAGACTAAAGTATAGCCGCAAATCGTATGCACGATGTAAATGCGTCGCTCCGCGAACTGGACCAGATCGAGCGGACGATAGAGGAGGCGCGCAACAAGCTCCAACAGATAGTCCGACAGCAGAAAGCCGAGGAGAAGCACCAAAAGCAGCTCGTCAATGCTCTCGACCTGAAAGTCGGAGACAAAATCGACAGCGATGCGCTCCTTAAATTCTTCAAGAAGCCCTACGTCATTATCCCGCTGGGGCGACATAAAATACTGGTGGCCGTTCCGAAGTTTATCAAGAACTTCGCGGCTGGGTGGCTCTGGAAGGAGACCGAGAGCTACTACATCTACTCTTTCGATCAGTATTCTGCGTGGTTGGGCGACGCTCCCGCAGACCTTTTGGCGGAAATCGACTTCAAGCAGGCGTTCAATGCCACAGTCGAAGGTAACACCATCACGTTCGAGCGCGAGCAGCGCGCCGAGGTTGTTAAAGCTCTCCGTCCGTATCTGAGCGATGGCAAGATCGGCGACACCCAGGCGACGATCAAGAAGGGCTATGAGTTCGATGTAATCGTTGAGATGGTGAAGAGCGGTTGCTTGCCATTCAAGGCGCAGCCGGTCGATAAGGCAGACCTGCGCGCCCCATCAGGCAAAATAGTCCTCAAGCCGCACCAGTTGCCTGCGAAGGCTGAGTTCCTTCGGACCGGCGCCATCGGCGCGTTCCATCCAACTGGTGCGGGCAAGTCATTCATCACCATGCACCTCTTCGACATCGTGCAGGGGCGCAAGGCGATCTTCGTGCCGACTGTGACACTCAAGGAGCAGTGGCATGAGTACATCAATCAAAATATCCCGGATCGCAAACACGAGATCGATGTCTTCACCTACAGCACCAATCGCCGCATGTGGGAAGATACGCAATACACGGTGGTTGCATTCGACGAATGTCAGTACCTGCCGGCTGATACGTTCTCTCGCCTTGCGTTCCTCAAGACGAAGTATCGGATAGGTCTCTCCGCCTCTCCGCACCGGGAAGACGGCCGCGAACCATATGTGATTGCGTTGACCGGGTTCCCCGTCGGCCTCAATTGGCAGGAGTACATGAAGGAGACAGGGCGCTCCTATCACCCGATACACGTCCATATCGTGCGGAGCGGCAAAGAGGCAAAGCTCAGAAAACTTCGCGAGCTGTTGGACCCAAAGAAGCGCACCATGATCTTCTGCGATTCAATTGATCTCGGAAAAGAGATCGGGCGAACGTTCGACATTCCGTACATTCATGGGGAGACGGATAACCGCCTCACAATCGTAAAGGAGAACAACGTCATCGCAATGTCGCGCGTTGGCGACGTAGGGGTGTCAGTCAAAGACCTTGAGCAGATTATCGAGGTGGACTTCTTGTACGGGTCGCGTCAGCAGCAGCTACAGCGAACCGGCCGCCTCATGCACAGCGAGGAGGCGGAACGTCACGACATCATCATGAGCGAGCAGGAAATCCGCGACTACGGGAAGCGCATTTGGGCGTTACAGGAAAAGGGGTTCACGATAAAAATTCACGAGTAGCGAACACTCTAGCGCAGCAGCCAGTACCCCAACCCCAAGAGGCATAGCGCTACGACCCCAGCGGCCCACAGCCAGGGCTTCGGCTCCGGGCCGCCGTAGTCGGGGGATTTCTCGTAGCCGCTCGGCATTGCCGACCTAGCGGGTCCAGCGGTCCATCTTCTTCGGACGGCAGCTCTCCCACCGAGCGGAGCGGAAGGAGTTGATGACCTCGCGGACGAGCGTCTTGCCCGGAAGGTCCGGCTGATACGTTCGGACGAGATTTTCTAGATGCAATAGCTTCATGCCCGAGAAGCGCTCCGGCCCGATGTCGGCGAGCACCTTCTCCAGTAGTTTTTCTATGTCTTTTCGGTCGTAGCGGGGGCGGGGGCCGCCTATAGGCATTTCGGCCTCGTTGGGACTCATTAAGGGAATCGTTATACAAAAGCTCCCTCGGACGGGCCAGGGGGTCAGATGCCAGCTAGGATCGTGGAATTCTTCGGGTTCGCGCCACTCGACCCGGCCGGATTCCCCTACGCTGACCACTCCGTCTGCCCGTTCGTCAGAGACGACTGCATTAAGCCCCGGCACGGCGCGTGTTCACTGGAACAGGCTGCGGGCCAGCCGGTCATCATCTGCCCCAACAGGCTCTACGAGAACAATCACGCGGCTCTCGGAGACATCGCCGTACAGGCATTCGGGGCGGGTGTGCAGCTCACCCGCGCGGCTGAGATCAAGCGCCGTCGTGCCGCCGGCACGCTGACCGGAAACGAGGTTGCGGTTTTTGGGAAATACTGGGGGAGCGAGCTTTCGATTCCTCAGCCCCGCGGTGCCGAAGATGAGGACACCGGAGGCTTTTTCATCGATTACGTTATGACGCGGCTGAACAATGCGGGGGAGATGACGGAATTTACTGCGGTCGAAATCCAGACGATCGACACCACGGGGAATTACCGCGACCAGTCAGCTTCGTACTTCAACAAGACCGCGTTCACCGATGCTCGCGGCCAGACGCCGGGGTGGTCCACCGCCGGACTAAATTGGGCGAACGTATCGAAACGGATCCTCCCGCAGCTCATCTACAAAGGCTACGTCCTTCGCAGAGAGCGCCTGTGCGGGAAAGGTCTCTTTTTCGTCTGCCCGAGCGCAGTTCTTCAGCGCGTGCGCGCGCGTCTCGGGACGCGTCTTCTTGAGTATCCCATCGCAGCGGGCACAATTACCTTCCAAGCTTACGACCTCGGGCCGAACCCAGGAGCTGGCCAGCATCGTGCATTAGTGAAGGGTGAGACGTTCACGACAACGGTGGAGCAGGTGGCCTACGCCTTCGTGTCACCGATGAATCTGCCGCAGATGGGCGTCTACGAGACAGCAATCCGAGCAGCTTTGGCTCAGTAGGTTATTCCGCAGCTATAAGCAGCGGTGTGCGGCGCTTACCTTGCAGCGATGTGCGGATGCACTCAGCAATCTTGCGACCGAGCAGCGGCGGGACTGCGTTTCCGACCTGCACGTATTGCTCCGTGCGCGAGCCCTGAAACACGAACCAGTCAGGGAACGACTGCAATCGCGCAGCCTCGCGCACAGTGATGGTGCGATCTTGCGTCGGGTGGAAATACGCGCCCCAGTGAGGGTCGCACTTCGTCAAGATGGTCGAAGCTAGGCCATCCCATTTCAATCGACCGTACCGCTTTGTGTGGTCCGATCGCTTCGCGCGCTTCATACCTTCGGGCAGGAGCTTGAATGGAATATCACGCCACGAGCCACCCGGCGGGATATGTTCCATGCGCTTTAGGTTGATCGGGGAAAGACGAGATGCGGAATGATTATGAACCTCTGAGGAGCCGCGCCGCATCTCAGCTTGGAAATCGCTGGCGGGCGCACTGCGATAGCCCAGCACTCCCCGATCATCCCCATTTTTCAAGACGGGGAGGTCGGATAGCGCTTCCTTGACCGTCACGTACGGGCGCAATCCGGGACCATGCGTGGGCTTCGGCCACGTGATGGGAGCGCCCACGCGATTGCCAATGAACACGAGCCGACGACGCTCTTGCGGAATTCCGTATTCCTCGGCTTTCAAGATGCGGTATTCGACCGAATAGCCGAGATCATGGAGACCTCCGGCAATGGCATCGACAGCCTCGCCGCCGCCCGCCGAGGTCATACCGGTCACGTTCTCTAGGACGACCCACTTCGGCTCAAGACCCTTCACGATCCGAAGGTATTCAAGGTACAGAGACGAGCGCTCGTCATGTAGACCGCGCTGGTGATTGTAGACGGAGAACCCTTGGCACGGAGGCCCGCCCACGAGCACGTCGAGCTGCCCTTTCTTAAGGCCGGTGTTCCTCAGGAAGGCTTTTGCTTCGTGGTTCTGGATGGGGCCGGGGAAGAATGTGGCGTCGCGATGGGTAAGGGCGAACGTCGCGCCGGCAGCCTTGTCGAAGTCGCTTCCGGCGACCACGTCATAGCCAGCCTGCCGGAAGCCTTCACTCAGGCCGCCCGCGCCGCAGAAAAGGTCTATTACTTTGAGAGTAGGCACCGGTCCTCCGCCCAACCGGGACCACAACGGACCTCGTTTGTACCGGGTTGGTCTGGCCGTTCAAGTCCTACTAGGGAATCGTTAACGACATTCTGATGGCCGACCGCATCAGCCCACTACAACGATCCGAGAACATGCGGCGCATCCGGAGCCAGCACACGAGCCCGGAAATGCGAGTCCGCAGAATCGTTTACGCGCTAGGCTACCGCTACCGCCTGCACATGAAGGGACTGCCGGGCAGGCCCGATCTGGTGTTCCGCCCCCGCCGGAAAATTATTTTCGTGCATGGGTGCTTCTGGCACGCCCATGACGCTCCGCGGTGCCCGGAGTTCGGTCGGAGGGTCAAAACGAATCAGGGCTACTGGTCTCCCAAGCTGGCCGGGAACCGCGAGCGCGACAAGCTGCACCTGGTCGCCCTGAGGAAGCAGGGTTGGAAGGTCCTCACAGTCTGGGACTGTGAGACCAAAAACCTCGACCGGCTCGCGCGACGACTTCGTCGCTTCCTTGGAGAGCCGTAGGGCTGGCATCGCAACGATTGAAGCGCGACGCGGCGCACGGTAAGTATGCGGAGCAAATCGATAAGCGGGTGTAGCTCAATGGTAGAGCAGGAGCTTCCCAAGCTCACGACGAGGGTTCGATTCCCTTCACCCGCTCCATTCTGCAAGTCGGAGCCATTTCGGAGCCAAAAGTCGGGAAACGTGCACCGTACTTGGGAAATCGAGTAGAGAACGGCAGCTTCCCAAGCTGCATACGAGGGTTCGATTCCCTTCGCCCGCTCCAGATCTCCCGCACATAAACGATGACACTTGCGCGCCTGCGAGGCCGTGCGAGCCAGTCCACGCGCCGGCCGGTCGGCGCTCGGGATTCGAGTGCAACCGGCGCGAGCGTGGTCGGGCCTTTAGGGCCGGCGGCACCAGGCGCCCTGAGGCTGACCTGAGGGCGCTGTGGGGCTTTGGAACCGCCCCAGGTACCCCCCGGTTCCTACCGGAAACCACCGGCCCATACCGCCTGCGGGAACTGTGTGGCTTCCTTGTTTCTCCTCGACAAAAACCGCATGCCGGAGCCGAATTCGGTAATGATGTAAGCCGGATACGCCGGTAT